AATGGTAGACAGATATCATTCAGGTAATAGGATAGCTCCTGAAACCGGAAAGGATAACGCTAAAGAACTTTCCTTTGATGGGCTTGACAGCGGGTATAAAGTAGGAACAGCAGGATCTAAAGAGGTTGGCCGTTCGGATACTATCCAATACTTCCACGGATCTGAGGTAGCATTCTGGGAGGCAGCAGACAAACATACCGCTGGTATTCTACAGGCTGTACCTGACGAACCTGACACAGAGATAATGTTTGAAAGCACAGCTAATGGTGTAGGTAATTACTTCCATCACAAATGTATGTCTTCAATAGATGATGACGAATGGATAACTGTGTTTATCCCGTGGTTTTGGCAAGACGAATACAAAAGGGATATTAAGGGCGACATAAAGAAGTCCGAAGAAGAAAGGGAAATTCAAAAGATATATGAGCTATCTGATGAGCAGTTATCTTGGCGCCGATCTAAGATTAAGGATCTCGGTAGCGAGAGGTTATTCAAGCAAGAATATCCCAACAATGTTGAAGAAGCATTCCAAGATAGTGCAGAGGATTCATTCATCCCTCCTCATTTAGTTTCCGAAGCAATGAAGGCAACAGTAGAAGGTGTCGGGCCTTTAGTGTTGGGTGTTGATGTTGCAAGGTTTGGAGTCGACCGAACATCATTTTGTTTAAGAAAAGGGAGAAAGGTACTAGATATATGGTCATATGAAAAGATTGACACAATGGCTTGTGTAGGGCATATTGTTAACACCCTACGAGAAAGACCTGTTGATAAAGTATTTATTGACGTTATAGGTGTAGGCGCGGGTGTTGTCGATAGAATGCGCGAGGAAGGGTACGGCGACAAAGTGATTGCAGTTAACGCTGCGGAGAAGGCTCTGAATAAAGACAGATACTCCAACAAAAGAGCTGAGATGTGGGGTAATATGAAGGAGTGGCTGGAGGAGAAACCAGTCGAATTGCCGAATAACAATTCTCTTCGGATCGATCTTTCTTCACCGAGTTATGACGTAGATAGTAGTGGACGCCTTCGATTAGAAAAGAAGGAAGATATGAAAAAGCGAGGATATAGAAGCCCGGATGAGGGTGATTCGCTCGCGCTTACGTTTGCAAAACCGTTATTTGCGGTTGGCTCAGTGAAAAGCTTGAAGAGAAATAGAGGCATAGTATGACCAGAGAATTACAACCCCTTTCAGACGAAGAGATAATGCAGCAATGCTTGCAAGAGTTAAGCGATGCTGAAACAGGAACAGCAGATATAGGAAAGGAGAGGGAAGATTCCCTTGAGTTCTATCGTAACGATCCTATTGGCAACGAAGTCGAAGGTAGATCTAAAGTACAAACCAGCGATGTTTATGAGAATAATGAATGGTTGTTAGCGCAATTAATTGAATTATTTATGGGCAATGATAGAGCTGTAGAGTTTTCCCCCAAAGGTAATACCGTCGAAGATGTAGAGGCTGATGTTGAGCGAGCCAAACAAGAAACAGAGTATGCCAACTGGGTGTTGACGAATGATAATGAGGGTTATGAGTTTATTCATAACTGGTTTAAAGATGCATTATTGCAAAAGAATGGAATTGCAAAAGTGTGGTGGGATGAGGTTGTCGAACCCGAAAAAGAAACATACGAAGAGTTAAGCCACAAAGAATATCTTGATATAATCGGAGATGAAGACGTTGATGTAAGGGCGGAAACATTATTCATCAACGGTGAAGAGCAAGATAGTAGCGACTTTGATGAGCCCGAAACACTAGAGGAAGCTGTTATTCGTCTCGCGACCTGGACTCATTCGCTTGAAGTAATGAGAACTTGGGATAATAGTCAAATAAGAATTGAGTCAATCGCCCCTGAGAACTTTGTTGTTCGTCGTAATCACAACTCAGTGCATTTAGATGATGTACAATTCTGCGCACACATAGAACAAAAAACTATTTCTGAGCTTCACGCGGACGGATTAGATCTAGATCTCTTACTTTCTATTCCTTTTGATGACAATCTTAATGAAGAAAGGATTACTCGCTTTGAACAAGAGGGTGGATTAACTGCAGATTTAACTACATCTGATAACAAAGTAAGTCGTGAAGTTTGGGTGACTGAATGTTACGTGCGCGTTGATGTTGATGGTGATGGCATTCAAGAACTAATGAAGGTTACTCTCGGTGGCGCTGGCGAGCTGGGGGGAGGAACAGTTCTTCTGGATACTGAAGAGGTTGATTCTATTCCGTTCATTGCTATTACACCTACGATTATGCCGCACAAGTTTTACGGTATGTCTATTGCTGATGTGATCAGAGAGATTCAATCCATTAAAACCGCGCTATTAAGACAGATGATGGATGGGCTTTATATAGCAAACAATCCTCGTTATGTTGTAAATGAAGAGTCTGTTAATATGGATGATGTTCTTTCTAGTGAGGTGGGTGCTCCTATTCGTGTAACAGATATTAACGGCATTAATAACTTCACTACACCTTTTGTTGGTGCTCAGTCTCTTCCAATTATGGACTTGATGGATGATTATGCTGAACGTAGAAGTGGTGTTTCTAAAACATCACAAGGACTAGACCCTGCTGCGCTTAAGGATCAATCTATATTGCTTGGTACACGACTAATGAATGCTTCAATGCAAAGGGTTTTGTTTATTGCTCGTACATTTGCTGAAATTGGATTCAAGCCTTTAATGTTGAAGATCCACGAATTGGCTAGAAAGTATGAAAAGAATTCTAAGATAGCAGAGATCGCAGGAAAATATGTAGAGGTAGATCCTCGCGGCTGGCGCAAGCGCAGCAAGATGCGTGTGTTAGTCGGCACTGGTAACACCAGTATGGATCAGAAATTAGTTTCTCTACAGGGAATATTAGATTCCCAAAGACAGGTATTTGAATTGCAGGGGGGCGAACCTATCCTCGTGAACCCCCAGAATGTGTATAACGCGCTTTCGGATTTGGTTAAGTTGTCAGGATTACAGGATGTCGATAGATATTTTATTAACCCTGCTGATGCCCCCCCTGCTCCTCCACCTCCTCCTCCACCTCCTGGCCCAATTGACGCGGCTATTATGGATATTGAGACTAGAGCCCAGACAGAGATAGCTAAGATTCAAGCCGCCGCACAAACTAAGCAACAAGAGCTAATTGCTGAACAACAAAGGCACGAAGACCGTATGGTTCTTGAGAGAGAGAAATTGCTACAGAAAGCTAAAAATGATGAAGAGGAATTAGAACTTGAAAGACAGCAGTCTGTGTTGAAGTCTGTAAGCGATAGCCAAAAAGAACAAACCAAGCGCACAGAGAATGCGATTGATACAGTTCTCAAAGTAGCTGAGGCGCAGGAGAAATCCCGCGATAGTGCGGATGTCGCACAGGTAGCCAAGATAATTGAGACAGTATCAGCTAATCAAGGGGCTATTAACGACAGAGTTGCTGAGTCTTTGAATCAAATAGCGACAGCCGGAGATAATAACTCTCAAGCACAGGCTGACGCATTACAACAAATATCTACCGTTGTTCAAGAAACGTCCGTTGGGCTGGGTGATATTGTTAAGGGAATGAACAAGAAGAAAAGAGTTATCACTGATGATGATGGTAATCCCACGGGCGTAGAGACAGTAGAGGAATGAAATGCCGACAGAGTTTCCAACAGATTTAGATGATTACACTAATCCAACTCCTCAGGTTAAGGTTGGATCAGAAGTTGGTGGTCGTACTCATTCTGAATTTCATAGCGATAATAATGATGCTATTGAGGCGATGCAGGCTAAGATTGGAATAGACGGATCTAATGATCCTGATAGTTTGGATGCTAAAACAGCTGATCCATTGGTTAATCGTGAGGACGGCTCTCTTTTAGTGAGGCGTGATACAGGTGAAATATTACGAATGAGGTCTTGATATGAGTTTTGATGATGAAAGAGTTATAACAAAAGTTAGCAGCACCGCAGATATAGATGCGAAAGTCGTTGCTGCGACACAACTATATCACACAGTATTTGATAAAGACTTTGTTGCTACTAACCTTAACATTCGTTGCACCAACCTAACAATTGGTAGCAAGGCTGTGCAAGCTGTTATTAGTGCGGGAAATAACTCCCCTAATTTTAATAACTTTATCCCGACGACGACCATTACGGTAACGGTAGCGGGTACTGTTCGAGTTGTGCGTCCTGTCAATGCCACTGAATTTACTATACAAGGCAACGACACTGATATTAAGTTAAACATTACAACTGGTTCCGACGCGACAACGGAAACGTGGGCTGCTGACTTATTCGGGTATGTCCCAGTATGACCAAGGATATTGTACAAGGTAGCAAGGATTTACAACTTTTACCTGATGGCAGTGTGGGGGTTGGTCGTCTTGGTGTTACTATTGTTGAGTTCTTTGGTTTTATATCTTCGACAGGTGTTGTTAGCGGCGGGGATGTTTCGATTAATGCAGATTCAGATTTATTTGATATATCAGCTGGTTTTGCAATATTTGTAGATGGATTCAGTGATCCAACCCAACCACCTGTGCTCGCAAAAAGGACTTGGCCGGACTTAATCGGCATTGCAATTGATAACCCAACAACGCAACCTTCTACTTTTATTTCATTGGATTTGGCGTCAACTCCTGTAAATGTAGAATTAACGGTAAATGAAGTTATCCAAAGAGCCGCCACTGCCAGCACTTCCCAAGTAAGAACTTCTATTCAAGTCGGGACAGCGACACATATAGGTGGTGTCCCTATACAATTTGTAACACAAAATACTCAGGCTTTAAAGAATCCCGCATATATTATTAATGATTTGATGGACGCATTGGGGCCTGCTGTTCTTAACGAGGGGATGGTATTCTCTGCCAATGGTGCTAATTTAAATGTAAACGTTAGTGCAAGTAAAACATTCCGTGTAGATACAAATGCGGATAACGATTTACAAGATAACAATACAACTACTCTGTCCGCTTTTACCGCTAAGAGTTTTATTCCTACACATAGCGATGGCTCCGGTGGGTGGACTGCGTTAGCGTTCACGACCACCGTTGACACAGCCAACTATGATGATGGAACCGGAACACTTGCTGCGATACCTGCCGAGAAACCCTGGGCAATTGGTCGATTCTATATGTTTGGTAATTCACCTGGTACTGCCATTTATCATTACCCGCAAGAAACATTTAGAAGACTGAAGGATGCATTAGTATTTTATGAAAACTTGGCGTTTGATGTTAATCCTGTTTTAAAGCCCGCTAATCTAAGATGTCATCTTATATTTAAAAAAGACACGACAGACTTAAGTGATGTTACAGAGGTTATTTTTAAAGAAACAAAGTTGATGGGTATTTCGACTAAGACTATTTCAGGTGTAGATAATCCCACCTTTAAAGGGCCAAAGATTGTTACAGTAACCACAACGCCTTTCACAGCTACCGACGAAGATATATTGTTAATAGACCCAGGAGCCGTGGGCGGAGGCCCAGCAGATATTGATATTGAATTTCCTCCTGCAGCGGATAGATATGATGCGAACACAGAGACTTGTCAGCCGTTGGTAATTAGAAATATTCACGATAGTAACGCTGAACGAGTTGACTTAGCCCCCGATGGATCTGAGGAGTTAGATGAAGTGTCGGCAGTCCAATTAAAGCGTGGTGAGTCAGTTATATGGGCCACTGACGGCTCAGATTGGTGGAGTGTAGGATGACAATGTTACGTTACAGAGAGCAGATTTCTGCTACAAACGAGATTTCTAAAAGCAGCACAGATTTTACTTTTGGCGGCGATGCATTGCAGAAGAATTTTGTTATATTTGAACCAGGAACATATAAGCTGGGGATTGAGTATCAATGGAGTCACGAAGAAAAAGATGTGCTGCATAGAGTTATTGTAAATGTAGATAGCACAGAGAATACCGATTTAAGAGCTTATCAATATATGGGGGGTGATCAAAGGCAAGGATCAGAGAAAATGATTTCAAGCATCTGGACTTTAGTTGATTTCACAGTTGGAACTTTTGATATTGACATGCAATTCAGTAGCAACGAGGGCGGCAAGATAGCATATTTGAATTATCGAAGGTTGTATGTTGAGAGGTACGATTAATGACTGACTACGTATACACAACACACAGCATAACTGATGCAACAAAACTACAAACAGAACTCGTAAGCGCTGGCGAAGTTGCTCCTGAGTTTGCAATAAATACAGATGTTTACATACGCACTACCAGGCTTAACCAAACACAAGCTAATGCTGTGATTGTAGCAGCGGCAACATAGGATGGTACTCGGCGTAAATACAGTTTGTTATGATGATATATTCATCTATAACGGCCAATGGCAATATGATGGAGTTGTCGGTCTTGCGGTTCAAAAAAGAAAACTACGTAGAGAAGATCTTCATAGCCCACACAAGGGGGTGTTTGCTCTTGGCTTAGAGCCGGAAGAGATTATTGAAGAAGCAAGACAAACCATATCTGGTGTTAATCAGAACGCTCTCACACAAGCTCTTGACAAGGCAAATCAAATAGATGATAATACAAACCGGGTTCGCAGAAAGCGCAGGAGAGATGCCCTTAGCATCCTTTTGCTTGATCTATGAAAAAAGACAGGGCTGAGAGAGATGTAGCTAACGCTGCAAAGGCCAAAGATTTAATGAACGATCAGGTGCTGAAAGACGCCTTCGATCGTCTTCGTGCTGATTATATCCGAATGTGGGAAAAGTCTCCCGTTACTGACATCAAATTAAGAGAATCTATGTGGAACGCTGTCAATATTATTGATGGTGTTAAATCGCATTTGCGCGGCTGCATTGCACGAGGAACGGTATCCGATAAACAATTAAGATCTATAAAAAAAGAACCAGGTAAAACCCATTCTATATTTGGAGGTAGATAATGTTAGGTAACAAATTAACTCAAGCTGCAGAGCACTTTACATCAATGGACGCGCCACAAGAAGCACCCACTGAACAAGCTGAAGCACAAGCAGAGCAAGAAACACCACAGCAAATTGAAGAAACAGTTGAACAAACTGAAGAAATAGTGCAAGATGGTGAAGAAATATCCGAGTCAGCAGAGGCTATTCCAGAGGAACAAGCTGAAGACTCTGATGAAGTTGAAGAAGAAGTCGAAGAACCCGACGAAACCTATACTATACAGTATCAGGGTAAAGATGTAGAGGTTACATACGACCAACTCATTGACGGTTATAAAGAGAATCTTTCTGGCAATAAGCGTCAGAGCGATTTCACAAGTAAGTTTCAAGAACTCGCAAAAGAGAAAGGCGAAGTTGAACAAACTCAGGCGGCATTGTCCACCACTTTACAGAATTTTATGCAAGCTACTGAAATGGCTGCGTCACAAATCCAAGCTCCTCTATATACGGAAGAGCAACTTGCCAAGATAAAAGACCAAGACGGGTTTGAGGCATACGCCGAGGCAAAAGAGAAAGAGGATGCTCGTAAGGGTCAGCTCGCTTTACACGCCAATCGGTGGCAAGCTGCTCAGCAAGAGCAACAAAATGCTATCTTGCAGCAGCAAAAAGAATTGCAGTCACAGGGTCACGCGAAACTACAGGAAGAAGCTCCTGAAATTCTTGAACCTGCTAATGCAGAAGCTTTAGTAAAATATCTGTCCAGTTGGGGTTACTCAAGTAACGAGATTACCGGAACTGTTGATCACAGAATGTTTATGATGGC